GCACGGTACGGTATCTTGTCTAAGTCTGGTCCAGATGCTAAGAAAATGTTCACAGACAAGGTCGTACCAATATCAGTTAACTACCCGTTTTTCTTCAAGCCCATCCAGGACGGTATGGACAGGCCAAAGACCGAACTTGCCTATAGAGTACCAGCCACCAAGTACACCAGGCGTAAGCTTGAAACCAACGAAAAGCTTCAAGAACTTGACGGTCTCGACACAACGATCGACTGGAAGAACACAGGGGACAACTCGTACGATGGGGAGAAATTAAAGCTACTAGTACACGATGAAAGTGGAAAGTGGGAGAGACCTAATAATATATTAAATAACTGGCGAGTTACAAAAACTTGTTTAAGGTTAGGTAGTAGAATTATTGGTAGATGCATGATGGGAAGTACATCAAACGCTCACGATAAAGGAGGTAAAAACTTTAAAAAACTTTATGATGACTCAGATGTTACTCAAAGAAACGCCAATGGACAGACTCGCAGCGGATTATATTCTTTGTTCATACCTATGGAATGGAACTACGAGGGATACATTGACGCTTATGGGTTACCTGTATTCGACACACCAAATAAACCGGTTGAAGGACCTCAAGGTGAAAAAATAAAAATAGGTGTAGTAGAATACTGGGAGAACGAAGTAGAAGGGTTAAAGCAAGATCAAGATGGTCTTAACGAATTCTACAGACAGTTTCCTCGTACAGAAAAGCACGCTTTTAGAGATGAAACAAAACAATCTTTATTTAATCTAACTAAGATATACGAGCAAATAGATTTTAATGAAGACATGCGTAACTCTATAAATGTTACAAAAGGTAGTTTTCAATGGGAAAATGGCGAGCAAGACAGTAGAGTTGTATTTGCTCCAAATAAAAATGGTAGGTTTTTAGTATCTTGGATACCACCTTTGAATTTGCAGAATAAAAAATACAGTAAAAACGGTAGGTTTTACCCCGGCAATGAACATATAGGCGCGTTTGGCTGTGACCCTTATGATATATCAGGTACAGTAGATAAAAGAGGTTCTAACGGATCTCTTCACGGTTTAACTAAGTTTTCAATGGAAGACGCACCGCCTAATCATTTTTTCTTAGAATACATAGCAAGACCACAAACAGCTGAAATATTCTTTGAAGATGTTTTGATGGCTTGTGCTTTTTACGGTATGCCAATACTTGCTGAAAATAATAAACCAAGACTTTTATATTACTTCAAGAAAAGAGGTTATAGAGGTTTTGCAATGAACAGGCCAGATAGAAGTAGAAACAAACTATCTGTAACAGAAAAAGAAATAGGTGGAATACCAAACTCTAGCGAAGATATTAAACAAGCGCATGCCGCGGCTATAGAATCTTATGTAGAAAACTTTGTTGGATTAAAAGAAACTGGCTATGGTGACATGTACTTTCAAAGAACACTTGAAGACTGGGCTAAGTTTAATATAAACAATAGAACATCACACGATGCGTCTATTAGCTCTGGCTTAGCATTAATGGCTTGTAATAAACACAGGTATACTCCTGTAAATAAAAGAAAAACTGAACCTGTTGACATAGGTATTAAAAGATACGACAACAGTGGATATACATCAAAAATAATAAGTTAAATGAACGTTTACACTAATAACAACAGTTCTTTTCCTAGTCAAGTTGTAAGCAACGAAGAAAAAGGCACTTTTGAATATGGAAGGCAAGTTGCTCAAGCTATAGAGTATGAGTGGTTTAGACAAGGTAGAACTAATGGGAATAGATATTTAACTAATTGGAACAACTTTCATAATTTAAGACTATATGCTCGGGGTGAGCAATCAATACAAAAATATAAAGATGAATTATCTATTAACGGTGATTTGTCTTATCTTAATTTAGACTGGAAGCCAGTGCCAATTTTATCTAAGTTCGTAGATATCGTAGTGAACGGTATATCTCAAAAATCTTACGATATTAAAGCTTATGCTCAAGATCCTCAGTCAGTAAAGAAAAGAACAGACTACGCTTCTAAGCTTTACGAGGATATGATAGCTAAAGATTACATTGAAACTGTTAAGCAAACTTTAGGTATAGACCTATATCAATCACCTAGCATTGATGTTATACCTGAATCAAAGGAAGAGCTAGAGCTTAAAATGCAATTAAGCTACAAGCAGTCAATTGAAATAGCTGAAGAAGAAAGTATTAATACAGTATTTGCGCAAAACAAATACGACTTAGTTAGACGTAGACTTAATATGGATTTAACCGTATTAGGTATTGCGGCTGCAAAAACTAACTTTAATATAGCAGAAGGTGTTAAGGTTGACTATGTTGACCCTTCTTATATGGTTTATTCTTATACAGAAGATCCTAACTTTGAAGATATATATTATGTTGGTGAAGTTAAATCTATAACAATACCAGAACTTAAAAAAGAGTTTCCTAATATATCTGAAAAAGAACTAGAGCGCATACAAAATATGCCGGGTAATAAATCATATATAACTGGTTGGGGACAATACGACGAAAATACAGTTCAAGTTTTGTACTTTGATTATAAAACATACCACAACAAACTGATCAAGGGTTAATGAAGGCTATCGAGAAGCCAGACACGTTTAATCCACCAGAAAATGATAACTTTGAAAGAGTATCTAGAACTATAGAAGTTCTTTATAATGGCGCTGTAGTTTTGGGAACAGATACAATGCTTAAGTGGGAGTTAGCTGAAAATATGTCAAGACCATATGCTGACACAACTAAAGTTGCTATGAATTATGCCATATGTGCGCCTAGAATGTACAAAGGTAGAATAGAGTCTATTGTTAGTAAGTGTATTGGGTTTGCTGATATGATTCAAATAACTCATTTGAAGCTACAGCAAGTGTTATCAAGAATGGTGCCAGACGGTGTTTATCTTGATATGGACGGCTTAGCAGAGGTTGATCTAGGTAATGGAACAAACTATAACCCGGCTGAAGCATTAAATATGTATTTTCAAACTGGTTCTATTGTAGGTAGATCTTTAACACAAGATGGTGAATTAAACCACGGTAAAGTACCTATTCAAGAACTTAGTAGCTCAAGTGGTGGTGCTAAAATACAAAGTCTTATTCAAACGTATCAATACTATTTACAGATGATACGTGATGTGACAGGGCTAAACGAAGCTAGAGATGGTAGTGTTCCTGATAAATCTACGCTTGTAGGGTTACAGAAGTTAGCCGCTAACGCGTCAAACGTAGCGACTAGACATATTGTTCAGTCTAGTCTTTATTTAACTCTTAAACTAGCAGAAAATGTATCGCTTAAAATAGCAGATGCATTGAGTTTCCCGCTCACAAGAGCGTCGTTACAAAACTCTATATCTACTTATAATATAAAATCACTAGATGAAGTTATAAACTTAAACCTACATGATTTTGGTATATTCTTAGAATTAGAGCCGGATGAAGAAGAGAGAGCTCAGTTAGAGCAAAACATACAGGTTGCATTGCAGTCAGGTGGTATTGACTTAGAAGATGCTATTGATATACGCCAAATTAAAAACCTTAAGTTAGCTAATCAAATGTTAAAGATTAAGCGCAAGGTTAAAATGGAACGTGATCAAAAAGCACAACAAGCTAATATTGCTGCTCAAGCAGACGCTCAAGCTCAAACAGCTGAAAGAACAGCTATGGCAGAAGTGCAAAAGCAAGAAGCTGTAGCATCAACTAAAGTTGATATCGAAAAAGCTAAGCAAGAGATGGAAATGCAGAAAATGCAAGTTGCAGCTCAAATAAAGCAAGCTGAGATGGAGAGACAGTTTCAGTATGATATGCAGCTAAAGCAAATGGATATTAAAGTAGAAAGAAACAAAGAGCAATTTATAGAAGATCGCAAAGATAAAAGAACAAAAATACAAGCGACACAACAAAGTGAAATGATAAGTCAAAGAAAAAACGATGGCTTACCTATAGACTTTGAAAATCAACCAGACCAAGGTCTTGGTGCCTTTATGTAGGCAAAACAATTTTTTAAATTATATTATATTATGTCAGAAGTAAAAAAAGAAGGTGAATTTACTTTAAAAGGTAAAAAGAAAACTACACCTAAAAAACTAGTTAAAAAAGACGAAGTAACTAAAGTGGACTTGACCAAGCCAGAGGCTCAAGGTGAAGTTACACCGGATGTTACTAAAGTAGTTATACCAAAAGAAAAAGAAGAAAATGCCGTTCAAGCACAAGAGACAAATGATAGCGATGTTGTTGTCGAAGAACCCAAAGACAGTGGCAACAGCGAAGCAGTGGTTGAAGAAGTACGGACCACCAAAGAAACAGTAGAAGCTCCAATAGAAATTATTGAAGAAGTTGCTGAAGTAAAGCAAGAGCTAAAAGAAGCTGTAAGAGATGAAAAGGTTTTAGGTAAACAATTACCTGAAAACATAGAAAAGCTAGTTTCTTTTATGGAAGAAACCGGAGGTAGCGTAGAAGACTACGTTAGGTTAAACGCTGATTACTCTAGCGTGGACGATACCACATTGTTAAAAGAGTATTACAAAAAAGAAAAACCATATCTTGATAATTCAGATATTGATTTGTTATTAGAAGATTTTCAATATGACGAAGATTTAGATGAAGATAGAGATATACGCAAGAAAAAACTTGCATTTAAAGAAGAAGTTGCGAAAGCCAAAAACTTTTTGGAAAGCACCAAGGAAAAATACTACGCTGATATCAAGTTGAGATCAAACGTAAATCCTGACGCTCAAAAGGCTATGGACTTTTTCAATCGATATAACAAGCAGCAAGAACAAGCTGAAGAAAACCGCAAAGTGTTTCAAGAAAATACTAAAAAGCTTTTTACTGAAGATTTCGAAGGTTTCGATATCAGTGTAGGTGAAAAGAAATATAGGTATAAACTACAAAACACTGATGTGGTTGCTGATAAACAATCAGACATTAACAACCTAATCGGGAAGTTCCTAGATAATAACGGGTCTGTTAGTGACTACAAAGGTTATCATAAAGCAATGTATGCTGCTGAAAACGTAGATAAAATAGCATCACATTTCTACGAGCAAGGTAAAGCCGACGCTGTCAAACAGGTTGTAGATACTTCTAAAAACCTAAGTGACACAAAAGCTAGACCTTCTGGTGGTGATGTATTTATTAATGGCTTAAAAGTTAAAGCTATTAGTGGTGCTGATTCTA